CGAGTTTGACGGTTCCCCATGCTCCTTGAGTTGCCTTTGCCATTAAATAACCCTCATTTTCTCATGTCCTACACGTATGCGAGGGTCGCACCATGTCTCAATACCTGCTTCCTTAGCATCAAGGCAGAAAGACACGTCCTCACCACACATATCTTGTACTCCACCTGACTCGAAGACTTGCATCTTAGGAGCAAACCAAGGATATTCAAGATTCTCAAATACACCTTTCTTAATTAACAACCAACCAAAACCAGTATAGTCAACTGTGAAAGGCTTGTTGCGTTTGCCCATAGA